GTGTCGGCGGTGTATAAAAAAACCGCCCCCCTTTGGCAGAATTGCAACTTCCGCACAAAGTTTGCAGATTCCAGTCTTCGTCACCACCACCAGCAAGTCTTGGGACTATGTGGTCAACCGAATTGCCCTCACCACCACACTGTTGGCACGTATATGAATCCCGTTGCAGTATCCGTGCGCGTATCTTGCGCCACTTGCCTGTGCTGCCATTGTCTTTGAGTGCGCTTGCCATTAGTAGTACCCATGTTTCATGTGAAACGTCCACGCGTTGCATGGCGTTTGATAACGAATTGTGACATAGCGAAGCGTTGCGTCGATCTGTCTGAATGGGTCAAGGTCACGGTAATGCTTTGACCGCATTTGACCCAGCCCAAAATGACTACCGTTTTTGGCAGTGTATGACCACCGACTTTCCTTAGTCACGATCTTGTTGAAGCATTGAAATTCCTTATAGTCAAGAATCCTTGAATGTGCATACAACTTCAAATGGTCTATTGAATAGTTTGCTGATTCAGCTGCTGGAATGCTTGTTATTGAAAGCACTGCCAATAAGGCATAGAACTTGCCCATTAGATCGATTCGCCCTCGCGCGCTCACCGCCTCAGCGGCGCGCTTCAAGCGATTAGATCGTAGCGCACCTGTCAAGCAAATGAATAACTTACGCATGACGGTGGGCGTGTCCCACACCTTTTGCACCCCTGTGCATAACTTCTGTGGATAACTTTTCATAGTGTTACCTGATCAAATACGTGCTTGCCTAACGCTGGAAGTACGCAATTTCGCAACACTTGACGTTTGTTAGGCAGTTTATAGCCGTCCAGATTGTATCCATGCAATTCTTGCAATTGTGGAATTTGTGCAGCTCTCAGGTTGTCCTTCTCGATTTTTGCGTCTGGAATCTCGAAATTAGCCCAGAAGTGGTGACGCTGAAGGTCAGCCGTTGGTGATATCAATGGCGGATAGTATGGTTTGACGTTTTCAACAACAAACTTACCTGCGAAATTGTATTGAAGGAAAATGATTTCTTGCCACAATTTCATGTCTGCATAGATCGGCTCAACGCCACGATAACGCACCCCAATGTTTTGTCTGAAGCTGCTATGCGACTGACATGGCGGTGAAGTCCAAATAAAGTCGAAATAACTAAAGTGATTCAAAAGGAATTCGTGAGCGTCACCCACAATGACGGTGTCATTCGGGAAATGGTCTTTATAGACCTTCGCAATGTCTGCGTCCCATTCAACGGCAGTGATTTCGTGTTCGTCGCCCCATAACTTGCGATTGCCACCAATACCAGCATAAAGGTTAAGAATTTTCATTGGTGACCCCAGCCTTCACCCTTGAATGAAATTCCGAAAGTTGAGTAGCGTCGGCTCATGTTTGCCCCGCAGCAGATTGGTTGGTTTTCGTCGTGGATTGACTTATCCACCTCAACACGGATTTTGCACACCGTACATTCAAACTCATAGATCGGCATTGGAACTTCCTATCTGTGCAACCCCCATGACTTCGCACTTCGTGCATTGGATTACTTCGACACCATTGGGCAAGTTGTCGGTTATCTTGTGAATCAGCTGCTTTGTCATTTTTTTGCATTTTCGGCACTCAAACTGGATTGTTTCCATAGTTGCTCCTTCGTAAATTCTCGATTGGCTGAAGGTTTATTTGTGTGACCCACCAATTTGGTTGCTTGGTGTGTCGGTACTTGGGACGTTTTGCCATAGCAATGGGAATCCAACCTGCAATGAAATAGTTGGGAGATTCACCAGTCACCAGAATTGCAACGTCACTTGGTCGATCGTATTCGTGAACGACTAAATGTCCGGCAACGTACTTAGTCCAACGAACTTCGAAATGACTGCCAACGTCAGCCTTCATCTTGTATTTGTTTTCGTAAGGGTTAAAAGGCAAATCAAGGTATTTCGCAACAACCCATTCGCTGCCAATGCTTTGTGCGTCTTGTGCAATTAGATCGTGAAACGATTTGTCCATTGAATACCCGCCTTCACGGGTTTGCCAATAATCGTTGTTATCTTTTGCCAATTCCAATGCAGCCTTATGGCAAACAAATTCCTCTGCCCGCGTCAATGTCATTTTCACCGACAACCCCCACAAAGCCAAGCAAGTTTTTCGCCACCCTGACCAATTTTGTAACCAAATGGGTCAAGTTTCATAACCTTTGCGCACCCGTCGCATTGTGCGACTTTGTATTCTGCAATGACTTCGCCGTCTTGCAACAGTTTTGCGGTCATGCTTTGTGGATAAATAATTTCCACTAAATCGCTCATACCTGTGGCTCCCATTTTCCTGTTGAGCGTAGGACGTACCAACGCGGGGTGCATTGGGTTGCTTTTGTCTTTTCGGTGCAGAAGTATCCGCCCCAATTCTTTGGCGAACCTTGGGCTGATTGTTTCCAGATCATGTGCCCATGACTGCATTGTGGTGCTTCCTGAACTAACTCACCGCCCAATTGCTTGGCAATTTCGTCCATTGATGAACCCAATGAAGGAATGCCTGATTGTTCGGCTTCAGCTGCAGTCTTGTAACTTGGCACGTCGCCAAACTTTGTTGTCCAATAGTCGTAATCCTTTTCAGTATTTGCGACTTTGGCGGTTGTCTTTTCAACCTGTTCCATGATCTCTTTCGTGCTTCGTTCGGCACCACCCATGACCAGCTGCTGAACACGCATAATTGCGCTGGTGACTGTGTCCTCGACGAACCAGCGTTTCATGTTTGGTTGGTACGCCCCTTGATACCCATAAGCAAAATCAATGCCCGCTGGGTGTAAATCAGTATCGTTCCTGAATGCTTTTGCTTCAACAAGGACATACCCCTTTTCGGCGCTAAATTCCACAATGCGGGTTTCAATGCGCCCTGTGGCGTATGTAGCCAACCAACGTTCCAGTCTTTCGCGCGAAGCCTCGTAATTGTCCAAGAACCCCATTAGTTGACCGCCTTGTTGCTCAAATGACGAACCATTGCCTTACGGCGCGCCATGCCTTCACGCTTACCTTCTTTGAAGCCTTTTGCGTAACCAACCGCAGCCCCAAGCACCATAAGGATTATGACAAGCACCAAACGACCCAACGTTTGCGGGTCTAATAGATCAAGCACCATTTTTGAATTCTCCCGATTCTTGGCGGTAGGACTACCACCTGAACTCAGGGTGACGCATGAACAACGCGCGGTCAAGAACCTTGCGTGTTTGTCGGCGTGTCGATCGGTTTTGTCTTGGATTTCAGTCCATTGCCAGCAAGCACACCGCCCAATGAACCAGTCAAGAAAATTGCCAAAGTTTTTAATAAATCAATAAACGCTGCGTCGTTGGGTGCTTGCGCCCCGATTGGTTGAGTTACAAAAATCAGTGCGTAGGTTATGCCGACGGTTACGATCAAAAACACCGCAGCAAGGGTTGAACCAATTATCAAAATCAGCTGCGCGTGTACGTCCTCAGGGGTTCGACGTCGGGCTGGTTTCTCGTGTTGAGAATCCAAGTATGTCGTCAGTACACGTTCCAGTGGGGACGCATTGCGGTTTCTTGCATTCTGGCTTTGACCAGTTTTCGTATTCTTGGCACTCATAACGCACCCACCCTTGATAACCGCAAGCGGACATGGTTAGTGCAAGTGCCCAAACCAACCATGCCGCCGCGACCTTTCGGGCTACTTCCCCGTTAACCCGAAACTCTTATCCTGCGGGTTTAACCAGCGCAGAATCACCGGCGCAACCGCTGCAACACCAGCCATTGCAAGTGTCTTAGGGTCTGTCACACCCGCCATGTATAACGCAAGGGCTGCTGCCATAAATGAGCGCGCCCATGACGCTGCTAGGGCTTTGGCTTTGTCCATTTTTTTGCCTCTTTCTTTGGTTTGTCTCCCGAAGTTGGAACTGTAACGGTTGGGTATTCGCCTTTGTATGGCACGAATTTTGGAATTCCAAAACCCACGATTTCTTTGCCTGTACCGTACGAACGAACCTTGACCATGACCATTCCGCCATTGCGTTGGTCACCTGTTCCGCTGGTGTTTCCTTCGATCGTTAAACATGTTTTTGAATCGATAAGTCCGACAACAATTCCAATGTGTGAAATGCGGTCAACCCCGTCATGTGGAAAATCCATAAATGCTAGATAACCCAATTGTGGCATGTTTGACCAACGTTGGATTTCTTTAAATTTATGCGCGCCTTGCGCCGTGCCCACGACTGAATGAATTTTGACGCCAGCCATGTGGCAAACCCAATTGACGAAACTTCCGCACCACGGCAAACCGTCAGCCTTAGTAAATTTACCGTATTTGGTCAGGTTGTCGCCTTCTTCGACCGTGCCAACTTCAGCTGCGGCGACTTCGATCAACCGTGCGTTTGTGCCTTGCGGGTAGGTCATGACAATAATAATTTCGCTTCGTCGTCAGTAATCCCCAATTTGGCAAGCAATGCAGCCTTTTCAGCCGCTTTGGCTGCTTCTGCTTCTGCTCTCGCTTCTGCTTCTGCCTTTCTTGCATTGGCTTCTTCAAATTCCGTTTCGGTCATTTCTCTAAAAATAACTTCATCTGTTTGACTATTGTGAATCTGAACCATTGGTCTTGTCATTTGATGCCCCAAACCTTGATTGTTCCTGTCAAATTAGAAGTTCCGTTATCGCTTTGAATTGTAACTGAATCAAATGCACTGTTGCTTTTCATAACTCCACCATAAATAATTTTTGTGTCCTTTGTGTTTGTTAATCTGACGCCCATTCCATAAATCATAAACGGCTTATAAGTTGTTGTTGATGTGTAATTGTCTACTGTTAATGACCAGTTCATTTGTGTGTTTAACGCAGCGGCTTGTCTTAACGTCAATTTAATGTAATCATTGTTATTTTCTTCAATTGCACCGTCAAGAACGCCGGTGTATGAAGCGACTGTGCCACCGTCTAAAAGAATGTCAATTGTGTTGCCTGTTGTTGCTTGCTGAACGCCTATGAATTCAACAAAAATTCGATTATAGGCTTGCGAAATGCTCGAAACGGTTACGGTTGGACTGTTCATTGTTGTCGTCGAAAGTAATGTCATGCCGCCTGCAGAAATTGTGCCCCATGATGATGTCGTTCCGTCAGTTGTCAGGTATTTTCCTGAATTGCCAGTTTGCGAAGGTACAACCGCACTAGACGCAATGCCAATTGTGACGTCGCCCGAACTGCCACCACCTGTGATTGGTGAAGTTACTGAAACGCCAGTAATGTCACCGCCAGCCGTCCAAGTAAAATCCATGTCTGTGTTTGAAGCCTTTGCCAAAATTTGACCAGTTGTGCCACCCTTTAAATCAGCCAATGATGTGTCCACGGCTTGACCAAAAACTTCAAAATCTGCTGGCAGGTCTGTGACTAAATCACTTGCCGTTGGCATTTGCCAGTTAAAGTTGCTCGTCGGATTTGCCATTTGTTCCCCTTTTCTACGCCACTATTGTGGCATTTGCCCAGTCTAAAGTCGGCGACACGCTTGTCCACGTTTCGGTGATTGGTACGTCATTCCAACGCATTGCCTGCAATGAATAGGCAAGCGGGCTAAGCAACAAAGTGACCGAAAGTTGATTGTAAGACGCTTGGAACGACCAGCCTTCGACAAAACCCTGGAACGTACCCGACGACATGTTCAACGGTAGGTTGTTAAGCGAAATGGCTTCACCCATAAAAATGTTCAATAAGTTGTCGCGGTCTGCGTCGTCCAATTCTGGGTTTGTTAGGTCAAAGCGAATTTGACTAAAAATTGGCTGCGGTTGGGCGCGTAGCGATAAGTAAAAATTGGCTTGGGCAGTTGCGTCAGCTGCATTGTGCAAGGTCGTTTCAATAATTTGTGCAAGCGTTCCGTAAAGCGCAATTGAATCTGCGTCGCTGGCAGACCGTTCGCTGCTGCTGGTCGCGTCGTATTTGATCGTAAGCGAATTCCGAACGTCACCCACGCGGGTTTGAATTCGAAGCCCTGCTGCGCGGGCATGATTGGCGTCAAGGTCAACGTAACCGTTTGCAGCCAGGTAATTAGTGCGGTGCGTTGAATCGGCATACCCAATGCGCCCTTGCGCGTCCTCGTAAATGTACCCAAGACCTGACGTCGCCAATGCTGCAACCAGCGAATAAACGTCGATTCGCTCGGACGAACGTGCCGCCAATTCATAATTGCCTGGACGGTCAATTTCACCCAAACCGTTGTTTTCTGCGTTTGCCCATGTGATCGTTGGATCATAAGTCGCCCAAGTTAAAGCCCCTGGGACTTGTGCCCAACTGCCAAACAAAACTTGGCTAAGAATGTCGTAAATTTGGTCGCCGTCAAATTCTTTGGAAAGAACGCCGTTCGTTAATGATTTTGGCAAACGTGCCAATGCGCCCAATGCAGTGATGTTATAAGTTTGCGTAAAAGTGCTTGAACCTACGTCGCGGACTTCCAAACCAATGTCAACAACGTTGCCGCCAAAAATGGCAACAAATGCCCCTGACGTGTCTTTGATTGAAACGCCGATTGTTGAATTGATTGAAACGGGAATTGCCGTCTGATTTACGTCTAACAATTGGAGATTGACGTAACCCGCCTGCGCCTGCTCATAAATGTTTGTGCGACCGCTACGAATGACCAGGTTAGCCAAAACCGCGTCGGTGTATGCGACACCGTCGATTTCAACCAGCCAAACGGGATTCCATTGCGTCATGTGAATTGAAGGCTATTTGCGCCGCCCGTGCCGCGATAGAATGAATTGTTGAGTGTGTCCACCAAAACGCGCGCAGTGCCTTCAGGGTCAGTTGTTACACCGTTGAAATTGACGACAACGCTTGGTTGCGCTGAAGCCGCCAAAATGCCCGCAAGTGTGTTCGTGTTAACCCCTGACGTGCCGAATGGAAAACCGCGTGTTGAAGCGGCTTCAATCCCTGCAAGGCTTGTCGTGCCGCTGGTGAAGTTATCAAATGCGCCCGCAATGTTTGTTACCGCTTCAGCTGCTTTTCTTGCAACTACCGCAACGGCGCTAGTCGATCCACCGCCTGTTGAACCAGTAGTGCCACCGCCTGTTGAACCAGTAGTGCCACCGCCCGTGACCCCACCGCCACTAGTTGCGCCCGAAGTCCCAAGTGTTGTTCCTGTCGACATTTGAAAATTGCCAACCGCACCCGTTGAAGTTGAAGCCGCACCAATTTTCGGAATGTAAGGAATGTCCGCCCCAGGCTTTACTAAATTCAAACCAGTAATGATTTTATTTATTCCGTCAATGGCAGTGTTCAAAACTGGTTTAATTGCACCCAAAACCTTAGCAATAACCGTTATAACAATTTCAGCAATGTCACCAATTGCCCGCAGTTGTTGACCGATCACTTTACCAATAAGCGGTGCAATGAATTTGACCACGTCCCAGAATGCAGAAAATTCGTCCTTGCTATTCATGATCGCATTTTTTACGCTATCAAATACGGATTTTGCGCCTTCAAAAATTGGTTGAACCGTTTTCTTGATTGTGTTTGCAACGTCAGTGATCACCTTGCCAAACCCGTCACCTTCGGTAAGGCTGAACGCTCCTGACAATGCATTGATCGCTGGCAATGCACTCGTATTAATAAATTGCAAAAGTTTGTCAAGAATTGGAAGCAATGCAGTGCCGACGGTTTCTTTTGCTTCGTCAAACGCAACTTGAACGCGTGCAATTTTTCCTGCGTATGTGTCAGCGTTTGCAGCCGCTGCACCACCAAACAATTCAGTTAAACGACCTTGAACCTGTTCGAACGACATTGTTTTCAATTCGGCGGTAGATAAGCCAACGCCTAGTTTGCCAAGTGCTGCCGTGTTTCCGTCGTATGCCTTGCTCAGGCTGTTTGAAATTGCCTCGACTGGCTTGCCAGTTGCTGCGCTGACGTCAAGAGCAATTGCCAAGAGATCCTGCGCCTTTGTAATGTCACCAGTGGATCTAACTAAGCGACCAAGTGCCGGGCGTAGTTCATCATCTGCAACACCAGTCGCCAATGACATTTGAAGAATCGATTGTTCAGTTGCTGCGATTTGTCCCTGGGTTGCACCCGTTGCGTTTTCCAACGCAAGTGCCAATTGTGTTTGTGCCTTTTCGTCAGCAATTGCAGCCTTGACGCCTTCGATACCAATAGCAATTGCAGCAGCACCAGCAGCCGCAGCTGC